TACTTTAAAATCAAAAATTATATCACCTCGCCAATACTCAAACATATTATTACATAAAAACATAGGTGTACCATTAATGAGATCTTGACCTGTTCCAGTAGTCTTTTTAGCCATGCTTGGACAAACATAAGAATTCCATAACAATGTGTTAGGACTATCTGGATTGCCCCAAGTAAATTGGGTTAAATATGATGATCTTTTACAGAAATTTGAAATTAGTAGAGGATTTTCTTGCACATCACCGATACATCTATTATCTATACACAATTCATTCTTTGAATCAATTGTTAATTTTTCTGTAACATCTGCTTGATCTGATGTAGCTAAACCATGGAAAGGTAGATTCTTGAATGGTGCAATTTTATCTATTACAGGAACTTTCGTGTAACCAAAGCTTGCTGCAATATCCGCAACTGTTTTTGAAACCATAGAAGTTGAGGTCATGTAACTTCCAATTACAGGCACACTAGACAATAATCCTGAAGCACGTGCTATTGAAGAAGCAACTTTACTTACAGGACCATTATGATATTCATCTTTACCCTGTACTGCTAAATCCACAGTTAATCCACTTAATTGCACATTCTCAGCCCAACAGAAAACTTCTATTGAAATATTAGAAGCAGAACCAGCAGTTGCAAAACCTAAAAGGGCCACTGAACGTATATTTGCTCTACCCATTTGCAACGTTTTTGCAGTTCCAACTGTACCATGAATGGGTAACCATTCTGAGATATTTAAATAAGGAATAGACATCTCACATCCACTACAATCTTGAGGATATAACCACGCACTTGGTTTTTGCGAAAAAGGTATTGCCAAATCTCCTCCTGTTCCTGCTGGCGCAGAATTAAGCATATTGTATAATGGATCATAACTCAACATATAAGCTCCATAATAAAATGGAGATCCATTTATGACCACTTTTAATTTTAAATCGCAACGGATAAACGCATAGTTGTGCAACTTGTATTGAATACTAGCTGTTTTAAAATATAATGTCCAAGGATCAAAATATTGACTAAATACCACACCGACATTATTTGTATAAGAGGCAATGTTAACTGGTCTAGATAAGAAATCTTTAAGATCAGAATCTGCTGTATTGGTGGGTGTATACCAATTCTTACTTGTAGCTTCCATAACATTTTGACCAGATACATCATCATCAAATTCAGTAGTAACTTGATGAGTTGTTGGTGGTGCTTCAGATTCTGTTTCATCACCTTGAACCTTTAAACAAAAGCTTGATAAAGATTCGTTATTATAGCTATTAAGGCTGCTATTGCCTGTAGAGTTTTTACATGAGACTCTACTATATCCCGACAAATAATTAGACATTTGTAAATTTTTATTTTTATTTTGTATTTTGACATTCAACATAAATTATAGACCAACTGTCCTGTACCTTTACCACTAACGTGATCTTACAGTCATAAGATCCACACTTCATTTTCCCACTACGATAATTGTGAGAACGCATTAAACGAAGCTTCCGTACAGACACAAGTGCTACACTTGTGAGTTAGACAATTCTTTTTTACTACACAAAGAGGACGTTACTTTATATATTTATACAGACATGAATTGAACAAATAGTCTGTCCTTCGATTTATACCCCCACAGGGAAGTACATTTCAAAAGAATCACAATGACGTGAACTACTTTTGAAATTTTCACACAATTCATCGAAAGTCGGAAATGTGCTATCCTCAACCCAAAGATCCCAATGTAGATCTTTGATGAGTTTTTTGAACATTAATGATTTTTCTTCAAACACATCTCTACCATAAAAGAAGTATTCTCGAAGTGCAGTAGATATAACAGATATACCTTGTGCTTCTTTAGTCACAGATTTGGATCTGTTCCAAACCATTAACATTTTTTCTATTGAACTATGGTCTAAAGGTGCAACCATGCACCCTAGACTCTCTTCAAATCTCCATGTTCTTTTTAAAAAAGAAGCATCTTTTATATTAATAAAAGGAACACTTTTAGCTTCTTTATCTGCCATAGTGTAACCTATACCTAAACTAGCAAAGGTTTCAG